ATCCTAGTATATTTGAAGTAAAATTTCCAAATCGAGACATTAAAGGTCGCGTAGTAAATCAGTAAAGGAATATAAATGTTTAGAATATTTTATGCAGCAAAAGACGCAACGTTATATGAATCATTACCAGCATATAATACTGGTCTAGACGAAATTTTAGAAGTTGGTAAACGATTGGGCACTGATGGTGCTACTTTATTAAAATCTAGAAGTGCCATTAAATTTGATATGACTGAAATTTCTGCATCATTATCTACATATGGAAAGGCAGTTACTGATTGTAAATTTGTATTGCAATTATTTACATCTGATGCAAAAAATCTTCCTGCAGAATATTCAGTCCATGCAAAATTAGGCGGCCAGGATTGGACTAATGGCACAGGATATCAATCTGCGTTGACAACGAATGGTGTGACATGGAACGGTCCTTATAGTGGCTCTTCTTGGATTTCATCAAGTCAAAACATAAAAATTGGAACTAGCACATTGTATGTATCAGGAAGTGGTACTGGTGGCTCTTGGTTATTTCAATCTAGTTCGGTTGGATCTACTGCAGGACTAATATCATCTGAATCATTTTCTTATCGTACCACTGATATTAATATGGATGTTACAAATGCATTAAAAGTATGGTTAAGTGGAAGTGGTGGTGCTTCAATAACCAATAATGGATTCTTAATTCAATTTTCTGATACTGATGAATTAAATGATACAGTAACTGGATTTGTTAGATATTTTAGTCGAGAAACACATACCATATATGTTCCTAAATTAACAATGTATTTTGATAATAGTGCATTTGTTACTGGATCATTGACTGCATCTAATTTAGAATCATATGTAGTTTATACTAAAATTAAGCCGCAGTATAAAGATACTGAGATTGCTAAAATTAGAATATATGCACGAGATAAATTTCCTCAAAAATCACCAACAAATTTATTTCCTATAGAAACAATTAAATATTTGCCGTCAACTACTACGTATGCGATTTTTGATGCTCAAACGGATGAAGCTATAATTCCATATGATGATATTTATAATAAAGTAAGTTGTGATAGTACCAGTAATTATATCTATCTAGACATGAATGGATTTATGCCGGAACGTTATTATCGATTAGAGCTAAAAATCAAAGAAGGATTTACTGAACAGTATATCAATGACAAAATTAATTTTAAAGTAGTTAGATAATGGCAAAAAATGCATTTGTTGCAGGCACTCAGCAGTTAGCTCAACAGGCACCGAACCGCGAGACCCCAGAATTCTTGCTCGAACAAGCTCGTTATAATTCTTTAGGTATGACATATATGTCAGACAATCAATCAATTATACCTAGAGATTTAGCCGGAAATATATTATTTGAAGAATCTGCCCTAGTTAAACCGTTATTAATTATTGAACCGGTGGCAGAACAAATAACTACGATATCAACGTTACGTGTTTTAGATACTGCATTTCAATATTATAAATTTCCTGTATCAGTTAATATTACATCGTCTGTTAATGTTGATGTTGATTTTGAGATTCAAGCACAAGAAATTGAAGAACAAGATTTAATTTCTACTCGTTATACGATACCTGCTATATTTGATGAACAAGATCAGCCACAGACCTATTTAAGAATTAATACATCATTTTCCACTACTTGGTTTAAAAATGATGCGAATGGAACTCTTGACTCTGGGCCTAGAAGATTACCATTTGTTGGCCCGAATCAACAAGAACTAGGCACATATACAATCACACAAAATACATTAGATACATTACGTGCTAAAAATCAAACTCTCAAATTTACTGTAAAAACTCAATTTACATCTCAAAACAAAACACAAAACGTTGGCTTTAGGATGACTATTGGTCGAGCAATGCCGGAATCTTGGAGATCATCTGGTTTTTTATATGAAATATATGCAGAAACAAAAGGGGTTTTGCAAACAGGTGAATATCCTGTATTAGAATTAGAATATGTACTAGATATAATCAACGATGCAGCAGCATATGATAATTATGAAATTAATGTAGTTTCTGGAGCTAATTCATGGGTATTAACTGACAACTGTTATTGGCGAATTGATGTTATTGATATTCCTACAACACCATCATTAACTGGAACCGTTGGTTATGGCGTATATTCATTTGGTGGCAGCTCTAGATTAATCGAAATTACAAATGCCGGCGGTACGTCTACACCAATATTTGAACAAGTTGATGGTCAATTAAAGGCATTAGGACCTTATGCGCTCCCGGGCGCAACAAGTACGACAACACCACCCGACTCAGATGATACAAGTACACCACCACCAGCGTATAACTTTCCAGATGATGGCACAGGTTATTTGACTACTGGTGAGTACTTTCCGTTCGGTGACGCTGGATACGATGGCGAGGTGCGAAATTTATTAACTAGTAACACCGGTCAAATACTTGGTTCATATCAATTTTCTAACAATGAATGGGTTGAGATATACGAGAATGAAGATACATGGGATCAGGGCTAAATGATACAACAATATAAAAATATTGACCAAATAAATAGTGCAACTAAATCTGTTTCAGCAACACGTTTAGAGAAATCAGTAACTGAATTTTTAAGCTATTCTGCAAATAATCGCTTTACACAGGTTCCAGCAATTTCTAATCAAAAAAACTCAAGTTGTGTTGAATTACATGTTTATTCGGGCGGTGTTTGGCAGACCGGTAATCATAAAATTCAATTACAAACAAAAATACCAACATATGTAGATAAAATTACCGGACAAATTATTGCGTTTCCAACTAAACCGATTGCAATCAATTTATATGATGAATTTAATAAATTAAAATTAACAGAAGGAAATTTTAAAATTGCGGTTAATTTCTTTAAAAATTTAATTGGTAGTTATGACCAGCAACATTTAAGAATTGATGAAATCTCCCCGGATAGAACCGAAATACGTTTACGGGCTATTGATGATACAAATCTAGCATTTTTAGAGCAAATAACAAATTATATAAACACAGTACGACACACATCGTCATCGTTTTATAAAACATATTTACTAAACTTTAGTAGGAATCAAACTGCGTTAGTTGTAAATAGCGTCGTTATTGGCGAGTATGTTTACGTTAAACTTTACGAACCATTAGCTGATATATTTGATATAAATTTTAAATGTTGGGTCGTAGAAGAGCTTAAACCAACATATATTGATAATGTTGCTTTTGTATTAGCAGCTGCATTATCAAAATCATATAAATTAGCAAACCCAAATTGGAATGCTAACGCAATACAAAATGTATCATCAGAAACTAGTATGAAAACATGGCATGATTTATTAGGATCATCCGTACAAACATCGCAACAAATTGTTGATACATATTTCTCCGGGAGTTTATCCGGAATGACATTAAACGTTGATTATTCTGATTTTAACAATTTTATATTTTATAGTTCAGCAACTGAACGATTAGAAAACTTTAAATACAAATTAGAATTACTAGAATATTATACATCACAAAGTTTAGTTGTGGCACAATTATCTGGAAGTGTTGCTACTACAAATGTTGCAGATTATGCTTCTAGCAAAACTAGTTTAATTAGTGGATTTGATTCTTTTGAAAAATATTTATATTATCAATCATCATCAATTTTATCAACAAATCCAATTCCACACGAATCTCCTATAGTTGCACAAGTTACGGGAAGCTATATTAAGCCAATTCCTAAAACTAATTCAACAGTACCATATACATTGGCTAATACAACAGGCAGTCAATTTAAAACATGGTACCAAAATGTATATGATTCTGCATCATTATATGATACATTAAATTATAATGCATTAGTATATGCTATTCCAGAATATATTCGTTATGATGCAATGAATGATGGTATAACAACATTTGCTAACATGTTAGGACATCATTATGACATATTGTATACTTACATTAGTAATATGTCTAGAATTAACAATCGAGATGAAAATCCTAATTTAGGTATGCCAAATGAATTGCTATATTCAGTAGCAAAACAATTTGGTTGGCATTTAACTGAAGGTAATCAGTATCAGGATTTATGGCAATATGTTCTAGGAACAAATGAAGCCGGAATTCCGTTAACGGGATCTAATACAGTTGGGGAACCGTCAGTACCAGGTCGCAATATGACTTATGCAGTATGGAGACGTATTGTAAATAACTTGCCGTTATTATTAAAAAGTAAAGGCACTAAACGAAGTGTGCAAGCATTATTATCTTGTTATGGTATTCCACAATCAATGATATCAATCAATGAATATGGTGGTCCTAGATTAGATAGAGCACCGGTATATGAAAAATTAAATTTTGATTATGCATTAGATTCAATTGCTAATTCTGCAGGTACGGTGACTGTAAATTATTCACAATCAATTAATACAGTTGAACTTCGTTTCCGTACAGACAATGTAATTACTAATCCAAGTATATCAAGCACCATGAACTTGTTTAACGTAGGTTCAAATGCGGTTACTTTAAAATATACATCTGGGACATTAGGTAAAATACAAATTAATGGTACTGGCTCTGCTAACATTGAAATGTTTGATGGTGGTTGGATAAACATGATGCTTAAAACATCCGGGGCTAAATTGCAAGTAGTAGCCGCTCGTTCTAAATATGGAAAAATTGTAGCGGAAGTATCGGCATCAGCAACAGCATCATTTGCCTACTCCGGATCCGTTGTATTGGGTAGTACCAGCGCCGGCTATACTCGTTTGAAAGGTGAACTTCAAGAATTAAGATTATGGAGTTCTAGTCTAGACATTTCTTATTTTGAAAATCATACGAAAGCCCCAGCAGCATATAATAGTACAGATCCTTACAATGACCTAGTATTTAGATTGCCATTGACCCAAAAGATTAATCATACATTAACAAGTTCATTAACAGGAGTACAACCTAGGTTGTCTACAATATCAGCATCATTTGCTGATTGGTCTTCTGCTACTCCATACGATTCAATTGAAGAAACATATTATTATGATGCACCTTCTTTAGGAATGGGTACATTTGATGATAATAAAATTCGTTTAGAAGACAATGATTTGGTTGGAACGTTAGATGTTAAAACTAGAGCTGAACGCAGTCAATTTGATAAAGCGCCATTGGACAGCAAACGTTTAGGAATTTATTTTTCTCCACAAACAATGATTGATGAAGATATTATTGCACAACTAGGATCTACAGAATTAGATCAATATATTGGAGACCCAGGAAACAATGAATCTAGATCATATCCTGGATTAATACAAGCTGCTCAAAACTATTGGAAAAAATATTCAACTAGCAATGACTTTAATGCTTATATTAACATGTTTACATTGTTTGATTTATCATTCTTTAAACAATTAGAACAATTATTACCTGCACGTGCTGACAAATTAACTGGTATATTAATACAACCAAATTTATTAGAACGTAGTAAAGATACAGTATTACCAACAATTAAACGGGAAGATGCTAGTTATTCAATTGAAATATTTGACACATCCCCAACTGCATCGGGTGATTATTTGCAATATGTTGGAAACATTGCTAGCAAAATATTATCAATCAGTGTAATTGATGACGATCAATGGCAAGCATATTTAACGTCTCCACGGGCTGCATCCAAATCCGGTACTACATATTCACATGATTATTTAATATTATCAGGTAGCAAATATATAACGGGATCTTCG